AAATCATTAAGAAGAAAAAATAATGGCATACGCATTTGACCCAAAAGACGATGTAGAAACCCAATGGAAGAAATGGTCAGCAGAAAATCCTGTTGATGATATGCCTTTTATTGACGAATCTGAATTAAAAGAAACTGTCATCAAAGACTTGACCTATGTGTCGCAGATGGATGTAAAAGAATATACACTCTATCAAAAGTGGTGTGAGGTGCAAGACCGATATCCTGCTGTTATCGTAAATGATTTGTGGGAAGGTGAGAAACGAGTTATTGAAGATGAGGTTCAAAGACGAGCTATTGAAGAAGTTAAAGCTAACTTTTGGAATCCACAGGATCCAGATGAGTATCTAAAACTTCAACCCGAACTTGTTTATGCGAACAAACAAGATGATTTACCTGAATTGTGGAATTGTATTCGTACCTTTTCATCTACCATGAAAAACAATTCTAATATTGGTCGTAATTTAAACTTTATTGTAAGAGATAAGGTCACTAAAAAATATCTAGGTGTAATTTGTATATCATCTGACTTTTTAGATTTAACACCACGAGATAATTACATTGGTTGGAGCCGTGAACTAAAAACACAAGGTGGTATGATTAATCACACAGCAATTGGTTCAACAATTGTTCCATTACAACCTCTTGGTTATAATTATGTTGGTGGTAAATTATTGGCACTATTATGCCTTGCTACACCCATACAAGAATTATGGGAGAAACTTTACGGTGACAAATTAGTATCAATCACCACAACATCATTATATGGCCAAGCAAAAGCAAATGGTCTATCACAGTATGATGGTCTACCTTACTGGCAGAAAATGGGATTTACAGCAGGTTCAGTATCATTTGAACCAGAAAAAGAAACACGATACAAGATTCGCCAATGGCTTATGAAGAACCATACCAAGAAATATTTTGAATGGTATGTGGCTAAGAAACCAAGTGGTCAACCACATAAGCGTGACCATAAGAATCGTTCACTACAATTTACATATTCTAAATTGAATGTGCCTAAAGAATTGATTAGAACAGCACATGCTCGTGGTATCTATTGGTGTCCATTGTATGATAAGACAGTAGAATTTTTAAGAGGTGAAGATTCAACAGGAATGAAAAAGAACTTTGATACATCGGTTGAAGCTCTAGTTGAAATCTGGAAAAAAGATTTAGCAAAACCAAGAATCAGTATTCTTAAAAAGAAAGATAAGGTTTCAAAAGAAACTCTTTTCTATGATGACCTAATCACGCTAACATGGCAAGAAACAAAAGACAAATATCTAGGCCAAGTTGGTCGGTAAACATGGATAAAATGCTTGACAATAAATAAAAGTCCTGTTAGGATGGTTACTGTAAATGCGGTGGGTTGTAGAACATTAATGAATCCCCTTTATTAAGGTCTGTGCAAGCCAGACACACCGCTCCAATTGCGGGAAGTTAGTAGAACAAAGTAGGTGTCCAACTTACTTACTAGGTGCGAATCCTGGATCCCGCTCCATATTCTTATTTTGTTGTTTCCACGCAACATGTTGTTTTTTTACAACATTTGTTGTTTTTTTGCACCAACCCCCATATTTTGCTTGACAAATCTGCTTTTTTATGTTAGGATGGTCACATAACAATTAAAAAGTAATTATATGACGAACTTTACCGTAGAATCAAAATCACAGTTAGCCAAGTTGATGGCTACTGAAAACCTCACGATTCAACATTCAAAAATCCAAACTGCTAAGTTTGACCCAAAGAATCGTGTATTATATCTTCCAATCTGGCAAAATATGACAGGCGCTCTATATGACCTCTTAACAGGCCATGAAGTAGGGCATGCCCTTTATACTCCTGCCGAAGGTTGGCATGATGCCGTGGTTGATAAAACCAAGACCAAAAATTTCAAGTCATTCTTAAATGTAGTTGAGGATGCCCGTATTGAGAAAAAAGTCCAACGAAAATATCCGGGCTTAAAAGCTTCCTTTGTGAAAGCATATACTGAATTATTAAACCGTGACTTTTTTGGAATCAAAGGTCGTGATATTAACGATATGGCCTTTATTAATCGTCTAAACATTTTTACCAAGAGCCAATACACCATGAAAATCTTTTTTACTGGTGAAGAGCAAAAATTGATTGATAAAGTTAAAACTGCCGAAACATGGGCTGATGTGGTTAAAGTTGCCAATGAAATCTATGCCTACTCTAAAGATGAGCAAGCAGATATGCCTGAGCTAGAAGATTTTGATTTTAGTAATCAAGCTGAATTTGAAGATGAAACAGGCGATGAATCCGATTCTTTTAATGAAGGTGATGCTGATGAAGCAGGCACAGGTGATGATGATGGTAAAGGTTCGGGTGGTGAATCAGAGCAAGAATCAGAAGCTGAAAAAGAAAAGACCAAAGAATTCCAATTGAACAATGATAAAGAATCCAATGTCGCAATGGAAGACCAATTTGAACCTAGATGTGAAACCGATGAGGCATTCCGTCAAAACGAAGCCATGCTTTTAGATGAGAAAAGTAAGGACTATGTTTATGTTACTTTCCCTAAAGCTCATTTAGATAAGGTTGTTACACCATACAAAAAAGTCCATTCATTGATGGAAGAATCATGGAAACAACAATTAGATAGCGGACTATTCACCGAAGGTGATGTCCAAAAATTAATTCGTGATTTCAAAAACAAGAATGAAAAATATATCTCATTACTTGCCAAAGAATTTGAAATGAAGAAGGCAGCTAAATCTTTTGCTAAAGCTAAAATATCTGATACTGGTGATATTGATATTAATAAGATTGCTACCTATCAATTTGATGATAACATTTTCCGTAAAGTGATGGTGGTACCAAAAGGTAAATCACACGGACTTATTTTACTATTGGACTATTCTGGTTCAATGTCACAAAACATGGGCGGTTCAATTGAGCAAATCCTTGTATTGGCGATGTTTTGCCGTAAAGTAAATATTCCATTCCATGTTTATAGTTTCTCTGATTCATTGACTAATTGGAAAAGAGATAATAATATTACTGGTAATTCTGAAGCGGATATGAATCAAATGTTTACCAATAATCCCGGTGAAATCAGAATGAAATCTGTTTTACTCCGTGAATACCTTAATTCAAAAATGGGTAATGCAGAATTCAGTCGTTGCCTCAAGAATATGCTAATGCTTAAAGCGTCATATGATGACCGTAGCACAAGGTATGGTCCTGTGAGATTCTTTAGACCTGAATCAGAAAATTTATCTAATACACCTTTATCACAAGCTATTTGTGCTATGAAAGATGTCATGTTAAATTTCCGTAAGGCCAATAACCTAGATTTAAGTAGTTTGGTTATTGTCCATGACGGTGAAGCTGACCAAGTTAGCACATATAACCCAATTAATCCCGATGAAAATAGTACCATCTATGGTGGTAAAATGTTTGAAACATATTCCACTAATATTATCTTCATGGATCCAAAACTTAAATTTGAATATAGGGTTACTCCAGAATCAGATATTAATCGTGAGTATGTAATACGAGCAACACTAGAATGGTTCCGTAAGGCAACAAATTCTAAAATATTTGGTTTCTTTATTACACCAAATAATGGCCGTAATTTACAAGGCGCTATCACCAACAAATATTATGATAAAGACGGCAATTCACTTTATAATAATCATGTAACTACTTGGGATAAAGCCAAAGAGCTATCTAAAGAATTAAAAACAAACAAAGCTTTGGTGTCACACAATCCTGGTTTTAATAAATTCTTTTTCATCCTTGGTGGTAAAGATTTGAATACCGAAATTGATGAGATTGAAGTTGAAGGTAAAGTGACAACCAATAAATTGAAAAATGCCTTTATGAAGTTTAATAAAAAGCGCCAAGTAAATAGAATCGTGGTGTCCAAATTCATTGAAGGCATTGCGGCCTAAGCTCTTGATTTATAAGGGTTTAATTAAATCCTGTAAGTCATTGATTTATAAGGGCATTTAGCTCTTGACAAATGGTGCAATACCTGATATAATGGTTATACAATTAAAAAGGAGTTTTTATATTATGAGTAGCAATCGTGCCGAATTGCGTGACAAGTTTATCAATGCCCTAAAGGCTACAGGTAAACAGGAAGTCACCAAAAGTGAAATTAAAGACATTATGAAGGGCATAGGTCTAACCAATGTCCAATGGTTCACCAAAGATGATTCCAATCGTATTGGTCGGGGTCTTTATCGTGTTCCAGACGCTATAGGCGCATCCAATGTCCAATCTGAACCATTACCTCAATTACAGGCCCAAATCGTTCCAATCGTCAGGAAACGAGAAGAATCTAATAACCGTATTGCCAATGTCACTACTGAATTGGATATCTCGGATTTAGTTCCAAAGACATATAAAAACTATGTCCCTTTTGGTAACTTTGATGATGTGGTTTCTATTGTAGAATCCAAACGATTCTTTCCAGTTTTTGTAACAGGCCATTCTGGTAATGGTAAAACAATGTCCATTGAACAGGCTTGTGCTAAACTTAAACGAAAATTTGTGCTAGTGTCTATGACACCAGAAACCGATGAGAGTGACCTATTAGGTAACTATGTTTTAATTAATGGTGAAATGGAATGGCGAGATGGTCCTGTGACCACTGCCGCTCGTCAAGGCGCCGTTTTATGTGTTGATGAGATTGACTATGGCGCTCAAAACCTATCCTGTTTGCAACGGGTGCTTGAAGGCAAACCATTCTTACTTAAAAAGAAGGGCGAAATCATAACACCTGCTGAAGGCTTTACAGTATTTGCTACTGCTAATACCAAAGGTAAAGGTTCAGAAGACGGTCGTTATATGTTCACCAATGTTTTGAATGAAGCGTTCCTTGAGCGTTTCCGTAATACCTACGAACAAGATTGGCCACCAGTTGCCACCGAGAAAAAGATTATCAAAAAAGAATTGGAATCGGTCAATAAATCTGACGATGACTTTGCCGATAAACTTGTAACATGGGCAACGGTCATTCGCCAAACCTTTGAAGAAGGTGGTTGCGATGAAGTCATTTCAACCCGTAGGTTAGTCCATATCGTAGAAACCTTTGGCATCTTTGGTGACAAAATGAAAGCGATTGGTTTATGTCTTAATAGGTTTGATGATGATACCAAAACATCTTTCGTTGACCTTTATACCAAAGTTGATGCAGGTGCTTCAGTTGAAGAAATTATGGCACCGGCACCAGAAGTAGTTGAAGAGGCTTCCCGTCCTAATGACACGGTTGCTGCTTCGTATTAGTAGTAGTTCGGCACTTGACCTATCGGCAACGATAGGTCTTTTTTATTATGTTTACCTTGAAAGGGCTTGACAATGTTTAATATTCGTGATATATTTAAGTTTCAAATTGAGAGAAGGATCACCTCTCAACCAGTTTTATTTAAGAGTGATTCATATAATGGAGAAAACAAGATGTCAAAAAGACAATCTAATTCTGTGAAGTCTAAAATCCTTGCGTATCTTTCAAAAGACAGCGCTTACAATACCTTAACTGCTGCTAAAATGCAATCAGTTTTCGGTGTTGCAAACCCATCAGCAACAATCAATGAATTGCGTAACGATGGTCATGCTATCTACTTGAACACACGCATTAACACAAACGGTGATAAAGTTTCATTCTACCGTTTGGGTGCACCTACAAAGCGTATGGTTGCAGCTGGTATCGCCGCTATTCGCAAACAAGGTGAGAGAGCATTTGCCTAAAATAGTTTAGGATCCACAAGAAAGGTGTGATACATATAGGTGTCACACCTTTTTTTTATTATTGAAATGGGCTTATCATGGAAATTCAAGTTAAGATTGAAGAATTAAAAAAGAATAAGTTGTTTGTGGCAACACCAATGTATGGCGGTATGGCACATGGTCTATATGTTAAATCTTGTTTAGACCTTCAAACAACAATGTCAAGATATGGGATTGAAACAAAGTTTTCATTCTTATTCAACGAATCACTAATCACACGAGCAAGAAATTACCTAGTAGATGAATTCTTACGCTCAGGTTTTACACATCTACTATTCATTGATTCAGATATTCATTATTCACCACAAGACATCATCGCTTTAATGGCATTAGATAAAGATGTTATTGGT